GCGCACTTGACATGGACACATGGGCTGAAGTGCCAAATGCGTTTACATTCATTGAGGGCGGCACGACACAAGCCGATTCAGGTTGGGTTTCAACTGCAAATGCTGGCGGCACATTAGGCACAACGCCAATTACTTTTGTTCAGTTTAGTGGTGCAGGAACATACACAGCAGGCACAGGCTTAACGCTTACAGGCGGCACATTTAGCATTACTAATACTGCCGTTACTGCTGGTTCATACGGTTCTGCAAGCAACACATTGTCAGCAACCGTAAATGCACAAGGTCAATTAACAGCGTTATCAGCACAAGCCATTGCTATTGCCAACACGCAAGTTAGTGGTCTTGGCACTATGTCCACGCAAGCGGCAAACAATGTGGCAATCACAGGCGGTTCAATTACCAACTTGACCACCTTTGATGGCATTACTATTGACGGCGGCACATTCTAATTTTTTAACCCTGCTATATAGCAACTAAAGGGATGCCAAATGGCTAACACGATAAAACCGAAGCGCAGTAATACCGCAAGCAAAGTGCCTAACACATCCGAATTAGTTTCGGGTGAATTAGGTGTAAACATGGCAGACCGAAAGGTTTACATCAATAACGGCACATCCGTTGTTCAAGTCGGGGCTGGCTTATTGTCAGCCCTTGGCGATGTAACTTTAACTTCACCAACCAACGGTCAAAGCCTATCTTATAACGGCACAGCGTGGGTAAATTCTAGCGCAGGGGCAGGCAATGTAACAGGTGCGGCATCATCAACTGACAATGCCATTACTAGATTTGATGGCACGACAGGCAAAGTTATTCAAAATTCAACTGTAACGCTAGACGATACAGGAAACATTGTAAGCGCAAACAGCGTTCAATTTGATATAACGCCAACCGTTCCAACCGCAACGGGCGCAATGTATTGGGATGATGGAAACAAAACGCCAAGCATTAATCTTGATGCGGACGTTACTTTGCAACTTGGTCAGGAAAATGTGGCACTTGTTTACAATGGCACAGGTTCAACTATTACCAATGGTTCTGTTGTTGCCGTATCAGGCGCACAAGGACAACGCCCAAGCGTAGTTTTAGCCGATGCAGATAGCGAAGCATTGTCAGCCCCAACATTAGGCATTACAGCCGAAGCCATTGCTAACGGCGCGGAAGGATTTGTTGCAACTTTTGGTTTAGTTCGTGGCATTGACACAAGCGCATTTACCGCAGGCGCACCAATTTACTTATCCCAAACGGCTGGCGCATTTACACAAACGCGACCATCCGCACCTGCCCACACCGTTGCACTTGGTTGGGTTATTAAAGTAAACGCATCAAGCGGTGAAGTCTTTGTAAACATCAACAACGGCTGGGAATTAGACGAATTACATAATGTGCTAATTACAAGTGCGGCATCGGGTAATACGCTGATTTATGACGCTGTTGCAGGTGTATGGGAAAATGCCAACATAACGGCAGGCACAGGAATTAGCGTTACCAATGGCGCAGGCACAATCACTATTGCCGCAACAAACGCTGGCACAGTTACTAGCGTTACAGGCACAAGCCCTGTTGCATCAACAGGCGGTGCGACCCCTGCAATTAGTTTATCAGCAGGTTATGGCGATACCCAAAACCCTTATGCAAGCAAGACCGCAAACTTTGTTTTAGCCGCACCTAATGGAAGCGCAGGCGTTCCAACATTTCGCGCCATTGTAGCGGCAGATATTCCAACGCTTAACCAAAGCACCACAGGCAATGCGGCAACGGCAACCACAGCAGTTTCAGCAACAACACCAACATTTACTGGCGATTCCGTAGATAAAGACAATATAACAACAAGAACAGATAGTGGATTTTATCAATCAAGCACAGCCACAACAGCAGAAGGATGGCCTGTAAATGATGGTGGATGGCAACACATGATTGCTTGCACGCATGCAAATGACGCTAATTATTTTTCAATGCAAATTGGTGGCAGTTTTTTTGATAATTTGTTTTATGGAAGAAAAACAAACGGTTCAGGCACAACTGCATGGGTTAATTTTATTACTTCAGGAAACATTGGCAGTCAAATTGTTGCATCATGCACAGGCACATCAGCAAATGTAACAGGCACGGTTGCTATTGCTAACGGTGGAACAGGGGCAACAACAAATACTGCCGCAAGAACAAACCTAGGTGCAACAACGGTTGGTAGCAACTTTTTTACGCTTACTAACCCATCGGCAATTACATTCCCACGCATGAACGCGGATAACACCGTTTCATCATTAGACGCGGCAACATTTAGAACGGCTATTGGTGCAGGCACATCATCAACAACGGGAACAGTTACATCGGTTGCCACAGGAACAGGATTATCAGGCGGCACAATAACAACAACAGGCACAATATCGCTTGCTAACACAGCAGTTACCGCAGGTTCATATACCAACACAAACATTACTGTTGATGCACAAGGGCGCATTACGGCGGCGGCAAATGGTTCTGCTGGTGGCGTAACATCGGTTACAGGCACAGCCCCTGTTGTTTCAAGTGGTGGCGCGACCCCTGCAATAAGCATGGCGGCGGCAACAACATCTGTTAATGGTTATTTAACATCAACAGATTGGAACACCTTTAATGGCAAGCAAGCCGCTTTAGGCTTTACGCCATATAACGCAACCAACCCAAGCAATTACATTGCCCTTGCATCGGCGATTACAGGTTATACCGTTGGCACAAACACAGCCCTTGCCGCAACTGACACTTTGCTTGCAGGTCTTGGTAAGATTCAAGGTCAAATCAATGCTAGAAGTGGAACGGTAACAAGCGTTGGCGGCACAGGCACGGTTGCAGGTTTAACGCTTACAGGCACAGTTACATCAAGCGGCAACTTAACCCTTGGCGGTAATTTAAGCATTACTGCCGACATGATTTACGATACATTTACAGCCACAGCAAGCCAAACAACATTTACATCAAGCACCACATACACAGCAAGCAAGATTGAAGTGTTTGTAAACGGTGTCAAAATGCGTAACGGTTCGGATGTTACTGTTTCAGGCGGCACAAGCGTTGTATTTGCATTAGGGCTGGCGGCAGGTTCGCTGGTTGATTTAGTTTACCCAATATAGGATTATTTTATGGATACCCAATCATTACTTAACCTTTTATTTTCATCCGCAGGGTTAATCCTTGGTTGGTTTTTGCGTGAATTATGGACAGCAGTCAAAGAATTAAAAATTGATTTGGCTAAATTGCGTGAAGAATTGCCAAAAGAATATGTGGCTAAAGATGATTACAGGCAGGATGTTAAAGAATTAAAAGACATGATTGCCCGTTTATTTACTATATTGGAAAACAGACGAAATGATTAACAGCCGTAAACTTGAAGATTTGCACCCTAAAGTTAAAGGGCTTTGCGAACAATTTATTCATGCCTGCGATGCGATAGGCATAGATGTTTTAATAACCAGCACTTACCGCGACATGGAATCGCAAACGGCTTTATATGCACAAGGGCGCACGACTAAAGGCAATATCGTTACCAATGCCAAGGCAGGGCAATCCTTTCACAATTATCGGGTTGCTTTTGATTTTGTGCCTATTGTTGGCGGCAAGTGTATTTGGAATGACGCTGGCTTGTTTGCTAAGTGTGGGCGGATCGCGCAAACGCTTGGGCTTGAATGGGCAGGCGCATGGTCTGGCAAGTTTAAAGAAACCGCACATTGTCAGTTCACAGGCGGGTTATCGTTAGCAGATTTTCAAAAGGGAAAAACATTATGAAATCATATTTACTTGAAAGACTAAAAGAACCATCAACATGGCGCGGTCTGACGGCTTTATTAACGGCGGTTGGGGTTGCACTATCACCTGACCAAGTTAATGCCATAGTAAGCGCAGGATTAGCCTTAATGGGCGTTTTGGGTGTATTTACTAAAGATAAGGACAATGTTTAAGATATTTGACATCATTGACCGCCTGCTTTTGCTTATAGTGAAGTGGGCGGCTCAACGCGAACAGTTAAAAGCGCAAAAGGAACGCGATGAATTACTTAAAAACCCTGCCGATTGGTTTGCTGGTCATTTTAACAGCGTGCCAACAGATACCAACCAAACCGACCAAGCCAACGCTTCAGATTCAAAAACAAATTAATGGTGGCATTTGCCTGGATAAGGATAATGCGGCAAAACTTGGTCAATACATATTGGAATTAGAACGCCAATAATTATTTAAGTGATATATAACTGGCGCAATCATCGCCGCCTTTCCAAAATTCAGACCACGCTTGATGGTTGCTTGTTGGCATAACATAGCGTTTGCATCCTTGCCTGTAAGCGCAGACCATTGTTCTTTCGGGTGATTGCCCTGCACATTTTACAAAATCCTTGTTTCTAAAAATAGCATCGTATTTGTCTGCATAGGTATTGCTTGTTTTGCTAACAATGGCATCGCCAGTTATATCGTTTTTACTCATTATATTGCCCTTAATTTATTGCGTGGCACACTATAAAATGCACCATTGCCAACATCAGTTAAATTGGCATCAATCAAAAAATCTTCACGACTGATAAAGCCAACCACATCCACAAAATCAAAGCCAATTTCAGTAAGAATAAAGATTTCGGCTGGTTTATTTTTTGACCATTTTACAGCATTAAGATTGCCGTCTTGTTTCCTTGTTGATTTTACATCAATCGTTTTTCCAGTTCTACCTATAAGATCAGCACCAAACTTTCTAAAATTGCAATTAAAATCAAAATGCACATTTAGCAATTTGGCAACAGCATATTCACTCATTACGCCATCAATAGACATATTCAAACCATCAGCACCTGATTGATTGCGGTCAGTTCCTTTTTCGCTTGTTATATTAAAGCGCATTGTGCCTATAACATGAATTAAGTTTATTTCGGTATCGCTTAATTTAACAATCATTTAGTTTCCTTGGCATTATTTTTACAGCCATAACATCCATCATCAATGATTGGTTGTTTTGAGTATTGGCAATCACGCGTAAAAACATAATTCCATGATGTTTTGTTATTGCTATGAAATACAAAAGCATACTGACATCGGTTAGGCACTAAATTGCTATGGCATCCATTCATAATTTTTTAGCCTTTATAATTGCTTTGTTCCTAGCATCAACACAATTTTTGCATAAAATACGGCAACCAACTTTTTTAATTGCAGGCATTTTATGACAGGACATACAAAGTTTGGTCATATTAAATCCCAACCAAATTTAATTGCAATCCACATTGCTTTTAATACAAAAGCAAAACAGCCTAAAAATATAATTCCATATAATGCGGTTGCAACCCATTCGCCAAATTTAAGCATTATTTTTAATGTTTTATTTTTTATCATAGCGTTGGTTCTTTTTTAACAACTGTCCAACCCTCATAATCATAAGACCGCATATATTTACTAGACCAAAGCACATGAATTGCTATTGAATCATTTGTCCAACATCCAAATGTTGTTTCGGATGTATTGTTTAAAATATAAGCAATTTTTCCTGATTTAGCGCATGATTCATCGGTTAAAACAATTTTATTACCATCTTTGTTTAAACACCACATGATGGCTTCAGATTGCGCCGTTATTGAAAACAACGCTAATAACAATGCTGATAATTTAATCATATACTTTGTCCTATATAAGTTGCCTTGCTGTCTTTAAATTGCACTTCAACAGCGCAGTCTTGCCCCGTGTTTCCAGTTAAAATTTTAAATACTAAGCAACCAATAGAAACCATTAGCACTATAAATAGAACGGCAACCACAACAGCCCTGTCGTTATCCCTTGGGCAATCACAACGCCCTTGATTACAGTTAATCTTGTTGCATGGCATCATATTCCCCTTGATTAAGTCTAGCGACTTTTATCCCTGCGTTGTAACCAATATCAAACCAAGCCTTTTCCAAATTTTGCTGGTTTTTCTTTTGAAATTCCATGCCGCGTGTAAATGCGCGTTCAATCGTTTCATCAAACTGTTCGTCAGTTATATACATATAGTTTCCCTAAAGGGCTTGCGCCCTTGTTAGTTAAAATGGAATGTCCGATTCAATTTCATCAATTGGCTTTTCAGAAACCGAACCTGATTTGCTATAAGGCTTTTGGTTTTCTTTTGGCATAGGTTCTTTCATCATTAGCCAGCCATCAAAATTGATCGGCAGGCTTTCAAGATGGATTGCTTGACCGCCCGATTTGGTGTCCATTACGACACCACAGCGAATCCATCGTGTTTTTTCTTCACCATCTTTAGTTTTGTAAGTTTCACCGCGTGATATTAATTCATGTGTTATAGCCATTTCAGTTCCTTTAATTGATTAAATGTTTCCGACACTTCATTTAGAAACGCATTTACAGCCGTTTCCGTTTCTGCAATATATTCATCATCACGCATAACGCGGACAATAAACAATTCCAAATCTTCACCCACATCGGGGCAATAGGACACAAAGTCCACATACTTATAAACATTGCCTAAACAAGCCATTTGCCATTGCATTTGGGCAAGGTATTGGCTTGGGGCTGTTCCGCGCAATACGGTGTCAATGTGATTGGCTGGCGTGGGGCATTTGATTTCAATACTGCCGCCATCAACTAACCCATCGGGGCTAGCGCCTGCCATTTCAATGGTCGGATGTTGCACAAAGCCAACTTCATCAACCATGACACCTTTTTTTAGTTCATAGGAAGCCCTTGCAAGCGGTTCTAACGCATTTCCGCGTTCCATGTGGGCGTTGGTATAGGTTTCTGCTTTGCGCCCCGTTAAGCGTTCACAAACTAGTTGCATACGGTAGTTGCGGCGCGTTACGGCTTCACCTGTTTTAACGGTTGCTAACACATCGGTAATTTTGCTGGCAGTTACCTTGCCTAAACGGGCAACAAACCATTCGTCTGATCCTTGAATTTCATTCATGGCGTTTCCTTACTAATGGCATTAAAAAGTTCAGCATCAATAGCATCATCTAAATCTTGCCCATAAACAGCGTCAATTGTTCCATCTTTGCGTGTATAAGCAATAAAATCAAAGCCAACATGAAGCGACCAATCGTAATCTTTATTAGCAATACATTCTTTTGTAATTGCAGGCGCAACATCGCGCAGGAAACGATAGCGCACAGCATCGGCAATCAATAATTCCATTTCGGTATCGGGTAATTGTTCAATCATTTTGCATCCTTTCTTTGAAACTGTTGGGCAAGCAACCATTTTTCGCCCATCATGTGTTTGCAAGCGGCAACTTTTTTTTCACGCAATTTTGCAAAATGTGCGCTTGGTGGGGATAATTTATAAAGGCAATCAATAATCATCATTTGGCATCCTTTCCAAGTTTGGCTTTCATAATGTCTTTAACTTTGGTTATAACGGCAAGCGATTGGGCATCTGCTTTAAACATTGGCACAATGGCTAAATACGCATCTTGCAATTCGGCTAATGTAACGCAGGCATTAAGTCTTTCGGCATATTCTTCAGCATCCAGTTGCGGCAGGTCAGACCCTGCATATATATACAATCCAATGCCAAAGCACGCAATACATTTGGCTAGGCATCGCATCGTAGCATCGCTTATCTTGCGTGCATCGGGGTTTGCAATAGCGTTGTTACGGTTATCCATAACAGGCAGTTGCATCTTCATGGTTTTACCAAAGGCGGTAACATTACAAAACACCATCATTGTTTCGCCATAGTATTTTGGTTCGGGGAAATCCCATGTGGCAGTTTCATCGGCTTGCAGTAGTTCATCAACCGCCCATGTCCATGACAAATAAGTTAGGTTGCCTTTCTTTTCAGTTTGGGCATTGACATTGATTGCCCTTAATTTTGCGTAAGTCATATCTTATCCTTTCGTGTTAAACAGACAGCAAGCAAAGCAGGAAGCCTATTGCTACCATGCTACCGACAAAGCAAACGCCATCAATTACAATGTGCAACCAGTTTGTTTCAGATTTTACAACTAAGTTTTTATAGTCTTTCATTACCAGTCCTTTACTTCATTAAGCATCCAACGGGCAAAGCCATCAACATCGTAATTGGCTTCAACATAATCGGCAATGTCGCGAATGCGTTTATTGTATATGTCGCGAATACGACCCAACTTATCGTCATTGGCATCGTAAAGAATGACCAGGACTTGGTCGCTGATTAAATCAGTTTCTTCAATGTAGTCAGATAGGTTTGGGGAATTGATTAAATACTGTTCAACAAGGTCAGCAATGTTGGCAGGTATTTCTTCAGAAAAATCATCGTCAAAGACAGGGCGTATATATTTCATAATAGTTTCCTTTAGTTTCCAAGTTGGGGCTTGCGCCCCGTTTATTAAATTTTAGCAAAAGTTGGATGCACCCAAGATAGGTCATATTCAACTTGCACTTCAGGTAATTTTTTATATTCTTTTACAACTTGCACACTAACCCAACTATCAACATCCCATCCGGGAAAATTTTCATTTGCAACATTTATAATTTCTTCAGATGTTGCGGCTACTACAAAGCCTATATTTTCTTTTTGACCTTCGTGTTGTATGCGGTATTTAAATAACATTTTAGTTTCCTTTAAGTTTCCGTTTGTGTGTTGCCCAACCACAACTTCATAATACATACACTTTTATTTGATTGCAAGCATTATTTACAATTATTTATAAATTATTTTAATAAAAAGTTAAAATTAAGTTATACTGCAACTTTACAAAGGAATAATCATGGAATCAAACTTGCAATATGTTCAAAGAAAATTGAACGACCCTAAGTTAAACATAAGCGCATTAGTGCGTGAAATAAATGTTAGTCGTTACCTGCTAAATCAAATTGCTATTGGCAATGATGCTAAGTGCAGTCTTGTTGATTTGTTGTATGAGTATTTTAAGGAAATATCAGAATGAACGAACATCAAGAACAAATTGCCGTTATAACTTGGTTTAGACTTCAGTATAAACAATATGCCAGTTATTTGTTTGCTATCCCGAATGGGGGCGTTCGTAATATAGGAACAGCCGTTAAGTTAAAAAAAGAAGGTGTTTTGGCTGGCGTTCCCGATTTGTTCTTAATGATACCCAAGAACGGTTATCATGGCTTATGGATTGAAATGAAAACCATTAATGGTCGGGTGTCTGATAGTCAAAAACAATTTATGGGCGCGGCAACATTGATGGGTTACCCGGCTGTTGTATGTTATGGTTTTAATGATGCAAAAAACGCAATAAATAATTACTTGCAAAACAAGTTTAAATAAATTATGATGGCTTATCGCGTGGTGGCGATTAATTTAGCAGGGCTTCACATACTAACTGGCGGTTGCTAAGACCGTTCCACCAACCACCCTAAAAAGGTGGAGTTAGTAGTTGAAGCCCTTTTTTTATGGGGCAAACAAATGAAAGTTTTAATAGCGTGTGAATTTAGCGGAACAGTAAGGGAAGCATTTGCAAAGTTAGGACATAATGCTTGGTCATGTGATTTAGAAGCAACAGATATACCTGGGCAACATTATCATGGCGATATTTTTGACATAATAAATGATGATTGGGATTTAATGATTGCACATCCACCATGCACTTATTTAACCAATTCAGGTGTTTGTCATTTGCACACAGACAAATCAAGATGGCAAAAATTAGATGATGGGGCTAGATTTTTTAAATCTTTGCTTGATGCCACAATACCAAAAAAATGTATTGAAAATCCCATAATGCACAAATATGCAAAAGAACGAATTGATAATATAAAACAATCGCAAGTAATTCAGCCGTGGATGTTTGGGCATACAGAACAAAAAGCAACTTGTTTATGGTTACACAATTTGCCATTATTAACCGAAACTAATAATGTTAAATCTGTAATGTTAAAACTGCCTGACAATCAAAAACAAAGGCTTCATTACCTACCGCCAAGCCCAACAAGATGGAAAGAAAGAAGTAAAACTTATCAGGGAATTACCAATGCCATACCACACCAGTCAAGCCTGACCTACTTGCACTACTCAATGCGCGTTCTTTCTCAAAAGGATTTGTTCGCGCTTCTTCACGCCTAATCATTGCCCAACACTTAGCCTTATGCTTATCCAATACTGCTTCATTCTTTAATCTTCTTTGTTCTATTGCTTCAGCAGTCATGCTTAATAACCTATGGCGTTCTTTGTTAGCCAATCCACCTGCCATTGGATTGCGATTAGCAATATCACCAATCATTGCTGGTTCACCACCTGTTGATATGTTCCACCCTATGCTTGGGTGTGGTCTTAATTTGCTTTCTATATATTCGCAATAATCGCGCTTTGCCGACAACAGAATATCAAACACAATATCATCATATTTGTTTAGTGCGTTAGCAAACCTTTTGCAGTTAGAATTGTTTTTCTTAGCAACCCATTTATGATGCGCCCATCTTTTATTAGCGCGTGATTGTGTAATGCCTATATAGCCTTGCGTAAACATATCCGAATGACATGGTCTATGCGCCCAATAAACTACCGATGCGCCTTGTGGTTGAACATCATAAGTAATTAAAGGTGGTCGTCTGTGTATTGTCATTCGTTTATAGCGCGTTTTTTACCGTTATTGGTCATAAACCCTTGGTGAACCTTGCCTGCGCGTGGAGTGATGTTAGTGTAGCCTAACTTAATCATCAAGCCAATGTCCATATTAGGAACTTGCGCTATTGGTTCATCGGGCTGTTCTATGTTCCTTGCAGGGTCGCGGTATTTCCACACATAAGGTTGGTCGCTAATTGATGTGTAACCACATGACCATTGCCCATTATACTTAGCAACCCTTTCGGTCTTAGTCATATAACCGTCTTCAACTAAGTTAAGCAGGTGGATGTTGATGCCTTGGCATGGTATGTCCAATCGTTCTGCTATTTGTCTAATGGTTAATATATCGTAATGGCAAGCGTCAATGATGGCTTGTCTTGTGCGTGTGGACTTTTCTATTCTTAACTTACTGCGTGGCTTACTCATGTCTTATCCTACTATTGTATTGTAATCGGCATCCGTATAGGTATGCACCCCATCTTGTGTGTAATACAGGTATTGCCCGTGCGCTTCCATCTGTGTCTTTAGTGTGTGGCACGATTGGCATAACGATTGATAGATGTTGCGCTTAAACTTATCGTTATTCTGCCTGTGTGGAAACACATGGTCAATGTGTTCAGCCTGCACCACCTTACCTGCACATAAGCAACCAGCACATAACGGCTGTTGGCTTAACTGTATTGTGCGTTGTTTCTTCCATGCGGCACTTGAATATAGTTTACTGTTAGCCTTACCCTTATCCGTTATGCCACCGCCATGTTCATTACAAAAACAAGACCGTGTTGTTTTAGGATTGTTGCACCCTAACTCACGGCACTTATTATTTTTTGGAACTGTCGGCAATTGGGTTTAATTTGGCTAATACTAATAATACTGTTTGTTCAACTGAACCGTCTTTTGCATCGGCTAATGCTTTTGCTACATCGGCTGGTTCAAGTGTGTAACGCTGTGCATCTTCAACAACGCTACGGTATGTGCTAACAAGTTGCTTAACTGCGGCTTCAACTGCTTTCATGGTGTTCCCCTTACTTATATAAAATTACCAATGATGGTAAACATTTATTATTAAAACAATATCGGCTATTGCCGCCAATATAATAATAATCCATTGCATATTACTTCAAGAATGTTAGTTTATAAATCGTGCTGTTAATTAGATTTAAAATTGTGTCCACTTCGTTTTGCAATTCGCTGTCATTACCAATAACCAAACGATTAAGCGTTACATATACTGACAATGCTTGTAATTCTAATAAGCCTGTGTCGGCTGGCTTTGTATATTCAACAGGGTATTGCACAATGCCATGCTTGCCTTGGCATGATTCAATTAAGCCATCAGTCAATTCAACTAATTCATCATAAAATGAACCTAAAGCCTGGTGTTCGCTGTAACTGCGTGATTGCAGGTGCAATATGTGTGTATTAGTTGCCGCGTGAAGTAGCGTTAAAAAGAACGAACCAATCGTTACTTGCGCTTCGTTAATGCTAAATGTCTGTTTCATATTTCGCCCCTTAAAATCTTTGTGGTGTGTTCAAGCAATTCTGATTCTGTGCCATATTTGGCTTCAAATGTCTTTTGTCCTGCGTGCAATGCAACGCCGTGTCCGCCGTTTGTATGATGCAAGGGGCATAATGGTATTGCCAGCAAGTAATGACTGCGCTGTGCCATGCCTACACCATGCCTAATGTGATGTATGTGTGGCATTGTAAAGCCTAACCCCTCACGGTGGCAAACAATACATCCAATCTGACTTAATTTATCGTAATGCTTGCGTTCTGCTGTGTTCATTTAATCCTGCAACCATATATCATGTTCAGCCGCCCATCGTTCAACACGCGCCATAAAATCGTTTAATTCAGCCACATTGCAATCAGCGGTGGATCTTAATTCGGTTATGACTTTGCCATTTGATGTTCTATATTCATTATAACCAAGCCATCTATCCTTGAACATTACTTTCCACCAATGATGATTATGATATAACCCATCGCTTGCAGGCACATTAGCGGCAATTTCAGTAAACAATAAATGCAATCGGTTGTTCTGCGGCAATGACCGTTTAGGTTCTTGTCCACATTCTTTACACTTTGCCATTTTCTTTTAATGCTTTTTTGCACATTACAATTGCTTTTCTTGCATCATCATTTATATCAATACCACGCCAATGTGAATTTGGGGTAAATACAGAAACCATGTTTGCAAGTGCTGTTATTGCCATTTTTAATGCTTCATCTTTACTTGTCATTGCTTAACCTTTCAGCCAATTCTTTGGCTTCCTTTGAGTTGTCAAAATAACCATGATTGGTGTTCTTATGTGATAAACCATATTTAACCGTTCCATCCGCTTTGTAATACTTAGCAATAAACCATTCGCCCGATTTGATGCAATAGTTGTCTAATTTAAGCCATTTCATTTTGCATCGCTTCCTGTGCATATTTTAGGCTAATTTCGGGGAAATTCTGTGGGTTAGCAATAATGCGCTTTGCCCATGCCTTATAGTCAGTTTTTGGCTTTAATGCTTTTGCCACAAAAGTGTTTAATTTTTCAACATTTGCTTTGTTATCTGCGTAACTAACTGGCGATGGCAATGCAAAGTAAACATCTTCCCTAGGCTTGCATAAGGCAATTATGTCGGCAGGCTGTGGCAGTTTGTTTGGTGTGTCTGTCCATACATCAAGGGCTTTTGCCACCACGCTAAAATCAAAGCGTTCAAGTTTATGCCACCAAATCCTTAGCATTTCCTTATCGGGTGCGCCTTTGTTGTATATAGAAAAAACGGCGTTAATCATGTCGGCAAATGGTCTTTTATCTGTATCTATCATTTTTTTAGCACCAATTTAGTTTCGTTAATTAAAATTTGACTTTCACATTTAGTGTTTTCACCATAAACAAGCCATCTTGATAACCATTCTTTTAATTCTTTTGTAAGTTGCTTTTCAACTTCTAACATTGCCCAAGCCGCTTTTGAGTTTTCGGTCATGCAATGCAATTCGCGATGTGCTACCATAAGTTTTTCAATTATCTTTTCTTTAGGTAATGAATCGTAAACGCCTAATCGTTTACATCGGCAAAATGAACATTCCATTTTATGTTCGGGGTTATAGGTAGAACAGGAAAAACCCTCAATTCCGCAATAATCACATTTCAAGGTCAAATTAACTCCTGTTGCGGCTTTTCGCCTAAAATTTCAAACAAAACTTCTTCTAGCCTGCTATCAAATCGGCTAATACCCGAACCATCTATTGAATCAGCCAACCCCATCCAGTTGCTTATTCGTTGTGCAGTATTAACACGCCCAACATGAACCCATTTGCCTAACATCTTTGCCACCTTGCAAGCGTTAATGGCTTCACTTGATATTTTAAATGCGTCTGAACCGCCTACAAATACTGCGTCAACCCTGTTCCAATCAATAGCAAAGTTGCTAATTCCATCCTGCAAAACTAATGCAACAGGCAAGGGCTTAATAACATCATAAAACTGGTCAAACAATTCTAAAGTGCGTCTAGCATCGCAAACAATATCGGGCGCACAAACAAACTTTGGGTATTCGTTTTGCTTTGCATCTTCTACCAGCCTAAGCCAAGTTTTCTTATCAAACTTACTAAAACAACCATTATCCAAACCATAAACTTGACCGCTTAAAGCATAAGCCGTTAAAGGGGTGCGTAATTGACCAAAATTGTAATTGTATTTTTCACAATGCGATTTTATCTTTTCGGGTGAACAATCAAGCATTATTTTCATGTCATTACCTAAAATGGGTTCATATCAACAACGGGCTGTTCATCTTGCCAACGCCCTTGGTTTAAATAGGTTGCAGGGTTTGGAATAAACTGCCCATCGTTCCTGCGCCATTGGTCTGATTCCTTTTGCCATGTAAGGGCAGGCAATACATCATCAATTCGGGCTTTAGTCTTAGACCAGGACTTTGCCGCCGCATCTTTACCAACCTTTTTTGGGTATGCTTGCCAAAATTCTTCAAATCCATCATCAAGCGATTTATCGCGAATAGGTTTACTTGCCTTAACTAAACTAGCCTTACCTATACTAACCTGTGATTCCACTTTGGCAACATCTTGGAAACATTGTGTTTCCATCGTGTAAACATTGTTGTCTTTTAAAGATAATTTAGCCTTTTCATCAATGTAAACGCTAGGTTTATATCGGTCTTTTTGAATAAGGTTGTGAATCTTCCAATGCTTAATTACGCACACCCCACTTTCAAACGGTATGACGAAATTCTTTGCCATCAATATCTTTAAATCATCATCCGCGCAACCAATCATTCGCTGTATTTTTTTAGCGTTATTTATAAATCCATCATCATCGGCACGCATTGATAAGTGAAAATAAAGCGATTGTGTGGAACAAGGCATATCTAAAAAAGCATCGCTATCAATGATAGTCTTTGCAAACATTCTGCGTTCAGCCATTTCTTTCCCCCAAAAAAAAGGGGCTACAACTACTAACTCCACCTTTTTAGGGTGGTTGGTGGAACGGTCTAGTAACCGCCAGTTAGTATGTGTAGCCCCACTAGATTTAATCGCCACCACGCGATAAGTGAATGTTAATTTATAAAATTTAACTTTGCAAGCATTTATTTTTAGCCCATTTTTAGCCAAAAACACCTGTTTTAGCACTTTAATCATGCCCAGCAAGGGGCTTTTTAAGCGTTTTGGCGCGTTTTAATGGTCGGAAATATACTAGCCTT